AACTTTCTTTCCATTTACGTCAATCACATCAAAAATAGTATAGCGGAAAATTGCAGAAGCAGTATAATATTGTTGTTGTTCCTGTGTTGCATCAAAAGGAACTGCACTCAAGGATACTGGAAATACATCCTTGAATTTTATTTTGACACTAGGATTATAATCACTATTCAGTATCATAAGAGTAGCGTCAGATCTCTCATTGAAAAAATCACCAGAAACAGGTTCCTCAGGTAATAACCTATCGGAATCTTTCAACTCTCTGAATTGAGATAGTGACTCTGGAAACCCAAGAGAGGTTATCCATTGATATAATTGAAGATAATTTTCCATATCTTCATCAACCATGAATGTGATACCAAGATCTCCATACTGCAACTTATCACCTGGCACTGGTATGTCTTTGAGGTAGGTTGATTGATTCGCTGTTCCCAGTGTGACCTCAGGTATATTTGCTGAGTTGCAATAAAAATCTACCTTAGGACATCTATTCAATAAAAACTTAAAACCAACTACTGACAGAAAGTTTCTATTTGAAACCTCCTGATATTTCATTGGATGTACAGTTTTTCTTGTTGGCATTATGTAATTACTTTCACCTATTTATGCCCAAAACTCATCGAGAGTATCAAATGCTTTATTCAAATACTTCTTTGCACCTACACATTCCCATTCTCCCATCTCACCTATCTCACATTTATAATCTAATTCTCTTTTCAATTGAAATAATTTATTTGTCATGTCAACTTTTGAAAGTCTGCCATTCATCTTCTTAGCGTTTGAACGTAGTCCAAAACCTGTTGCCTTACATTCATAAGTTCGTTGAAACACTTTTGATTATGTGCACAACTTCTCAAGGCATGGTCTGGTTTGTGTACACTTTCTATGTATAAATCCAGTGCACGATTGAACTTTTGTGTTTCAGTTTCCTGATCTAGGATAGGGTTTTGATCTTTCATGTTTACAATTTAGCATAAAAAAAGACCCCTTGCAAGGGGTCTTTGTAATGTGTATCTGAATTACATTAGGTTTGTAACTTTTACACGTCTGTAGTATCTGTTACTGTTACCAGTAATTCTACCTAGACCTTGTGTTGTGCCTTCAGCGAATGGGTTAGCAACCATACCATATCTGGTTTTGAAACCAATCTTTGGCTGGAATGTGTCTTGTCCCACTGCTCTTACCATCTGTAGAGGTACATATGGGCAGTAGAATAGACCTGCGTCATAAGGAGAAGTACCCTTATAACCCATAACGTAGTACTGGTTAGCATCTAAGTTAGCAGCAAATGGGTCGATGAATACTCTGTAACGTCCGTTGAGTGTACCAGCGAATGTGTTACCTGTGTCATCAACTTGTAAGTTGCTGTTTAGTGCAGGTGTGTAGTCTAATTGACCTGCTGCTGTTAGTGCGGAGGCAACGTCTGCAGAACATAGGATAATGTTCCCCTTGCCTCGACGAGTTCTTTGTGCGATGGCGTTAGCATCTCTCTCTAGCTGGAAGATCATACCTTTGAACTTCTCAACCATCCATCTTCCGTTTGAGTCAGTGTCTAAATCAAACACACCGCCTGTTGCTGTGTTTGTTTGAGCACCTGCTTCAGCAGACTTGTAGATTGTACGGATGATTTCTCTGTTGATCTCTGCAAGTATCTCTGTTGAGAGGATATTTGCAAGTTCAGCTTCAGCATCTAATCCGTGAATTGCTTTCAAGTCTTGAGCAAGTTCTAGACTGTACTCTGCCTTTAGAGCTCTTGACTTCGCAGTCACGCTGACCTTCTCGATTGAGAATGCCATCTCTCTAAAGTCATTGTTAGTGGTATTATCCCCTAACTTTTCAAGATCTTGTGTCTTGAAACCTTGTCCAACTGAGTATGCGTTTTCAGAACCACCATTTAAGATAGATGGGTTTGTACCGCCTTGTGCAGTTGTACCGAAACCAACGTCAGAATCACCATCTGTAGCACCAGTGTAGTCACCCTGTGTAAGTGATGCTGCATTGTTCTGTGCTGAGAATGCTGAATCTGGTTCGTTGAATAATGCTTCTGTTCCGTTCTGATTATCGAAGCGACTTCTCATCGCAAAGATAAGTCCAGTAGGACCATTCATTGGTTGTACACCAGCAAGGTCATATGCCACCAAGTTAGGCATAGATCTTCTGATCAATGAAATAAGAACTGGGTCGAAACCAGCTACAGGTCCACCAACTGCAGCACTACCAGAGAAACCTGGATTACCTGTGCCTGATGGGTCTGTGTTTACTGTAGGAGGTGCTTCTGATAAGAATGCTCTCTCCTCTCTAAGAAATCTTTCTTGGTTTTCTAGAAGTTGAGCAGTAACTGCCTTTCTGTGATTATCGGTGATCTTGTCTAGACCTTCCGCTTCAAGTAAGGGTTGCCACTTCTTCTGGAGTTGTCCAGAGTTAAACATGGAATTTACTTTTGTTGAATTTAAGTGTTTGACTAATTGAACTTGGTCAGTGCTTGAAGGTATGCATCCATCGCTGCGGTGTTCTCCACAACGGGAGCGTCTTCAGAGATGACTTCTTGGGATTCGACGACAGGTTTCTTAGCAAAGTAAGACTCCTTGAGTGCGTCTAATTTTTCCCTGTACTGTTCTTCACTCTCAAACTCAACACCTCTGGATAGCTCGGCAAGCTTCTCTTTCTGTGAAAGAGCAAGTCCTTCGCTAACTTCATCAAGGATGTTATCGGAGACAGATGCTGATAGACGGTTTGTCAATGCAATGTTGCTATCAATCTGTTCGTTGAGTTTTGTCTCCATTTCATCTAGTTTGGTGACCATTGCCTCAAGTACATCATATTTGTCTTCAGGGATTTCGACATAATGTTCTTCAAAAAGACCTTTGAGGCCAGTCAAGAAGGATTCAGAGAGTTCACCTCTGATTCCCGACTCTACTTGGAGTGCATTTTCAGTAATCCACTCTTCTGCAACATAGTGCAAGTATGAGTCTACTCGTTCTTGAAGCGATGCTTTGTACTCACCCATTTCTTTTTGGATGTAAGCATCATAGTCTGCTTCAAGCGATTCCTTTACGATAGCAATCTTTGACATTACGGCTGACTCAAAGATTGTACGTGCTTTTTCTTTGAAACTCTCAGATAGTTTCTCTCCTTCAAACAATGCTTGTACATCGTCCTCTAGATCAATTTCAATCTCTCCTACTGGAGCTTCCTGTTCGGGTGCTTCTGCTACAACTTCGTCAGTTGCTTCTGTTTCTTCATTAGCACCTCTGCCGTATCCAGATGACTTCATGCCATCCTTCTGGTTTCCTAAGGGACCGTCCATATGAACTGCTCCCGCACTACCTTTAAAGTGAGCGTCGCCCTGTTGTGCAAACTTTGCTGCTGGTGTCTTGAGCTTATTGCTCATGTCATCAGGTTTGCTATTTTGTGGTGTAGGACCTCCGAGGTCTTCTACGCCTGCCCCTGCGTCGGGTACATAATTTGGAGCTTTTGGCATAGGTTCCGCAGGTTTAGATCCTTTGGTGACCTGGTTCTCCATTTCATGTAGTTCGCTATTTGCTGCGGTCATGTTGCCAGTCCTTAGTTCCTTAGAATTTTATGTTATTATTTAGACATTTATAGATTGTTTAGAAACTTTTCAAATAAAGAAAGCTTGTACTCGTCTAGTTTCTTAGAATCCACCAAAGTATTTATACTCTTTGATATATTTGATACAGTTTTTTCACGCAAAACGCTACCTTCCCATACCCATTCCTTGCCTTCCATTACGCCATCTACGAATGCGTCAGGTGCAGATGGATCAGCAACGATGTCTGCTGCAGTAGCAAGCATGAAGTCTTCGCCAACATAAGAAACACCTTCTTTGTTTACGATAGATCCCATACCTCTTGATGATACACCAAGTTTCACACCAGAATCTAAAAGTGATTCTGCGATCTTACCCATAGGTGTACTCAAGATTTGTGCTTTACCCACAAAATTATTACCCTCTTGTGTAAGAGAACATATCTTGTGTGACACACGATCAAGGTTTATTTGCGGTCCGTCTGGATGCCCTAGTTCTCCTAGTGCACGTCCTTTAGATACGAACGCTTCATTGTATCTCTTTACCTCGTTCATCATAGTAGAGAGAGGATAGCAACGTTTGTTGCGATTGACTATCTCTGCCTGTAAAAACGGACCTTGAATGTAAAGAGTTTTCTTTCCGTCCTTTTCTTCAGTAAGAATATCGACTGATTCTATTTCTTCTGAAATTAACTTCATCCTATTCCTACCTCATGTAAGTGTAACGTGCATCCCGATGATGTTTCGGGTGCTAGTCTGAATATGACAGACTTAGATAATGTTGCTGTGCCAGCAAAATTTGCTAAAGATGATGTGTCAGCATCAACTGTGATAGTTGTTTGAAAATCATTGACTCTTTGTGGTCTTTGAATTGCTGTGATCTCTTTATGTGCAATCGTGCTATTGTATGTGCCTACAGATGATCCAGAGAGAGTAACGAAGTCACCTACCTGTAATTTTGTATCTGTATGATCAATAGTTATGACTGCAGCTGCTGCTTTACTGATAGCAGAAACTGGTGCTTTAGCTGGATGTCCGTAACGATAAAGGAATGAATCTCCCTTCGCTACATGAAATGATCCAACACCTGCTTGGTTTGCGGTATTGCAAACTGCAATGTGCCCACCTGCTTTTGCTTCCGAACAGACAACGTAAAGCACACCAGTCTTCACTGTCTGAGCAGAGGTTACAGCAGACGTTGCGTTAGCACTGCTAAGTTC